CGGACATCACCGCTCCCGTCCTGCAGCGCCTTGATGCTGGGCCGCACGCCCTGGTTGAGGTAGTAGCTGTCAACGGGGATCACGCGGGCCGTGGAGCCACCGCCGCCGCCGCCCGCAGCATCCTCAAACGTTACACCTCCGCTGCCGTCTGCTGTTGCTACCTGCCCGACTGTCGCAGCACCTGAGTCGATACCGGAAGCGGGGAGGTTGGTGATGCCCGCGCCGCTGCCAACAAACTGATCTCCTGTCTTGATCTTATCGGGCGAGTAGACCCCTATGTCGCCGCTCGTCGCTTCTGCGAATAGTCCTGTAGAATTAGCCGTGAAGTACCCACCGTAAGAGCCTCCGAGCGCTTGCCCGTAAACGCCGTAGTTGACCGCAATCCCGCTCACCCCATAATCGCCAGGGTTTGCAATGCCGTAGAGAGCGTAGTCGCCGGCCGACTGTGCAACGAGCGCGAAGCTGCCTGCTGTGCCTGCTCTGATGACACCCGACGCGGGAACGTTCGCCGCTCCTGCCGCTAGATAGCCAGCACTAACCTGTACACTCGGCCCTTGAAAATCCCATGCTCGATAGGTGATCCCATCATCGAAATCCACTCGGGGTATCCCCAGCGTAGAGTACAGCACGCGGTTCGCAACATCCCACACCTGATAGCCAGACGTGTCGTAGGTAGCCGCCATGTTAGTAACGGAGTTGCCGTCAAGGTTGAGGGGGCCGGTCATCGTCCCCCCCGCCAAAGGCAGGTAGCTTGCCGCCGTAATATCATCCGGCACCTGCCCATCCGTAACCGCCCCAGCCATCGCGGATAGCACAAGCTCGGACTGGTTGCTGTAGGCCGCGTCGCCTAGGTCTGCCGCCTGCAACGCGCTATCCGCCAGCGCCCCCTGCGCCGCCGTGGCAAAGTCCGTGCCGTTGCTGTAAGCCGCGCTTCCAAGAGGAACACCGCCAGGGCCGAAGAATCCACCTTCAGCAGTGATGCTCCCGTCGCCATGAGACTCCGCGCCGTCGCCTGCTACGATTGAATTATCATTCGAGACCGTTACAGCCCCGAGTCCAATGGATGCGTTCCCCGTCATGATGTTGGTTTCGCCAGCAGTGAGGTACACGAGAGCCAGGTTTCCTATTCCGTCGAGCCCGGCAGTTCCAATCTCAACCCGTGAACTTGTAGAACCAACGGCTCCTCGAACCTGTGATCCGTTTGCGTAGTTGTTAAACACTATGGTCCCACCTGTGTTCACGCCATGGAACGAAGCCCCGCGGACGCTGGACCCAAACGTGTTTGTGGACAGATCGCCCACGTACCCCAAGACCTGAATGGCGTACGATGAGTTTCCTATCGTAATTGTGGCAGGCAAAGAGTTCCCAATCTTTCCCGCAATCAGGTGCCCTTGCCCGTTTCCTAACGTGACTGTAGACCCAGCTTCATCAGTGTGAGCCTCCACATTCCCGAGGTTCTCAACGTCGTTATCTTGGGCATCAAGAGATCCGCCAAGCTGCGGCGTCGTATCCTCGACGACGTTGGCCAGTTTAGTTGCAATTGCCGCATCCTGCACGTCGTTGCTCGCGTTCACGTCGGTCGTGAGCGTGTAATAGGTTAGGTTCGAGGATGCTACAGAAACCGCGGTTGTGCTTACGTAGGTCGAGACCCACGTATAGGTGGGCGTGACGTTGCTGTAGGTGTTCACCCAGTCGTACGCCTCGTCCCACTCTGCAGTGTTGTTCGTCCCATATGTATAGGAAAGCTGGATGCTGGCCGTGTCCCCGATGAAGTTGGTGGTGTCCCAGGCTGACCACTCTCGGGCGATTGTGCCTCGGGCGAGAGTCTTGTACTGCACGGGGTCCGTTTCCTGCACCTGGGTGATCTCAGCCTTGTAGCTGGCCCAGACGGGGATATTGGTGCTGGCCACCGTCAGCGTGGCATTCGTCCCGCCGGCGATCGCGAAGGGCCCAGCCTCTAGGGCGATGTCTCCACCCTCCTCTTTGAACACTCTGATCAGAACGTTGCCATCTGACACCGAGAAAGAAAAGTCGACGTCTATAGCCTCCGTACGGCTCGACCAGATCCATTCGAATGCGTCCCAGTCTGCCTCCCCGTCATAGGCATCGAATGTTCCCGTTGATGTATGAGGCGTCAAAGCCACAGCCGTGCAGGAAAGCATGACCGTGGCTATCAGTGCGACAAACAGATTGTGAGGCATTCTCATGGCGATTCTTCTCCTGCTGGCGGTGGTGCGGTTTGAATTGTTTTGTCCTGTTGCTGAAGATCTGCGACGACGAGCCCCACGAGCATATCGCGATAGTTGTCATGCACTCCCACTGTATCCCCGACCGCTGTGACGTCGGCAGGCAGATCTGTGGTGACGGTGCTGACGTAAAGGCTCGCTGGCCTCTCCTGCGCCAGCCGGCGGACGGATCGGTCGATCGAGAGATAGTAGTGCTCGGCGAGAAACTGATAGGGGAAAACGCTATCTCCGAGTAGTGGCCGGCAATCGTCTATGATGTCCTGGACGGTCATGAGCTTCCTCCTATGCTTCCGTCACGGTATTCCGCGGCGATGTCGGCTTTGGCCTTGGCGATCCAGTTCCGGAAGTCCAGACGTTGCGCTTCGGCTTCGGCCTTGTCCGTCCAGGTTTCCTGCGGGATCTTCAGGAGCGAAGCCAGAGCCCCCGACTGAATGGCCTCGGCGTAGTTGTTGAGCACCCAATCAGGAAGATCGGATGCTGATAGGTGGGGGACCAGTACAGCCTGCACATCGAGACCGCTGGTGACGTCGTCGGTGGGGGCCGTGTCGAAGGTCAGTACGTTGGTGTTCGGATTGAAGCTGTAGTCGCGCCAGTTGATGACGGCGCCCTTGTCTCCGTTCGTGACGCCGGTCTCGCTGTTCCATCGAACCTCAACGATGACATCGATGCGGGCTGCGTACGTCACGGTGGATACCGTGGGGGCCAGCGTGTACTCCTTGGTGCCGTCGACCAGGTCGTAGCTATCAAGGTCTGGGCGCCAGACACGAGACTTCAGGCAGTACTTACGCGCAGCTTGAAGAATGTGCTGAGTGAAAAGGGGTTCGGGACACCCCGGCACCATCGCATGTGCGAAAGGAAATAGATCTGAAAATGCCGTGATGCGTGCCATAGGGTGTCCCTTTCATCGTTACGCCTGCGCTTTGGCCTGCTTATCGAAGAACTCGTCGCGCTCTTTGTTGCCTTGGGCCAGTGATGCAAGAAACTCTTTCTCGCTCGCGGCCTTGAGTCTGGTGTACACGTACTTCTTGACCTTGCCGACCTTCTTCCGCGGTTGCCCGGGCTTCTGCTCGTACTGGTTGTGGACAGCGTGGTCTGCGATCTCAAGGTAACTCTCGGGGAGGATAACCTCGGTCTCGCGCTTACAAATCATGACATCGCCATTCAGGGTCAACGTGACGTCCTCTTCGTCATTCGGGCTCGTCTTCGCCTGGAAGATGACGCGATGATACTTCATCTTCGGTGGCAGGTTGCTTGCCGCACCGTTCGACTCTGCCTCGGCTGCTGCGTCAAGCTGGTCGAGCATTCCCTTGGGAACGACCGACGTGTCGAACAGAACCCAACCGCCCTGGTTCTTGTATGCCCGCCAGATCTTGTCATCAAGCTCCTTGTCTTTGCGGTACTGCTCTGCGGTTTCTTTGTTCGGGAACGGTGTGCCCTTGTCGGACAGTTTCATTGGATTGGCTGCGCTCATTGGCTTCTATGCCTCCTGCATGGGGGGTGTTGTGTTGAAAAGGGTAGGGGGACCACCCAGTGTGGCCCCCCGTCCCTGATTTACGGACTAGTCGTCGTACTTGATCGCCTTGAACGACTGCAATTCGTCGTTCACGTTGACCACGGTCGTGGAACTGAGCAGGAACCCTGCGAGGGTCTGCTCACCAACGGCCTGCGGCTTGTAATCATACATGCCGCCGATGAAACGGATCGTTCCGCTTCCGATGGCACGGGACAGCGTGACCTCGTCGGCCGCTTCGCCCTGTGTCGCCGTCAGTGCCTCGATCGTCGCCCAGTACTCTTTCGGACGGGCTTCGCCGCCACGAGAGATGAGCACACGGCTGCCGGCACCAATGTAGTCGCCGGTGACGTCCTCGTTGAAGTGGCCAGTACGGTTGGCCGAGGTGTCCAGCGTCCAGGTGTCGATGTTCACAGCAACGGCATCGCCGCTCTGGTTCATCGGTGCCAGGTCTGGACCATAACGGTAGTCACGGTCGTCGCGTACGAGGTACACGCCTTCGCCATAAGCGACGGAGGTCTGCAGTGCGGCGGTCAAGAGAACGCCACCCTCGTAGGGCTGGATGCCTGCGCCAGCGGCCAGATCGTCCTGGGTATCGCCAGCACCGGGGATCAGAACGCCTTCGATTGCCGAGGCATCGCGCATGTTCTTATCCCAGTAGATGTGAGGAGCCACCGCGCCGGCATCGCCGGGAGCCATGACAATCACTTCGTCGGGGACGAAGCCACAAGCGATGTAAACCGCTGCGCCAGTCCCATTGAAAGTTCCAGATACGCACTTCATTGTTCGTTTCCTTCCTTATTCTGTTTCAGGTCTATGGGTTACCCCCTCAACGTGAGGGGGGTGTTCCCGTTACATTGCTGTCTAGCTCGGGTTCGCGGTGGCCGCGCACTCGATACGAGCAATCCACTGCTCATTCAGGATAGCCGCGGCGAACCACGTCTTCCAACCAACCGAACCCTTCTGACCCAGCGGGTCGCCGCCACGAGGCGTCGGGTTCAGGACGGCGATGTTCACGGCCTGACGTCCCTGAAGGCGGACACAAGCGTACGCATCGCGTGCAACCACCAGAAGCGGATACACGTCTGCCGAGGATGCCCCTGACGGGATCGATCCATTCGACAGGTAAGTGGTGCCAGAAGCACCAGCGGCCGACCAGGGCTCGAACATCGGCGTCAGAATGAAGCGAACCTGCTCCACCGAACCGATTTCGCCGGCCTGTGCCTGCCCGGGATTGCCATAAGCAACCACGTTCACGAATCCCGTGATCCCGCGAATGTCGGAATCGAGGTCCGTGTGCCCCATTGCGAAGTAACCGCGCTCAACGCCCTGCGTCGAGATCTTCGCCGTCGGGCCGATGATCTGCGTCAGCGGGGAGGCCAGTGCGCGGGAGAACCCACGGGTGACCTTGCGGAGATCGCCACGAGTGACGGGTGAATTCACCAGCGTACGAGATGCCACGCCGGCTGCGTAGAAGACGTTCGTCCCGCCCTTCAGCACGTCGATCGTCAGCGACTCGATGACCTTGGCGAACTGTTCGCCACTGCGGTCCATTGCCACCTGGAGGATCGGATCCTCGTGGGTGTCGGTGATGTGGTCTGTGAGTTCAGCGACATCGCCATACTGCTGCAGCGTGGCGGTGTAATCGGTGAACGTGATCGCGTGTCCCGCGGGGGCCACACCTTCCGCCAGCGGTGCGGTCGTCACAGGGAAACTGTGATACCGGCGCCACTTGCGAACCTTGCCGCTGTTCTGCTTATGGGTGTCCATCTGCCCGAACCGCTGCGTTACCATCAGAGGCTGACCAACTCGAAGCAAACGAGCTGCTGCCTTGACGCCTACTCTGGGGGAAAGATCCCCATATGTGTTGACTGCCATTCTTCCTACTCCTTGTTTTTACCTGCTCTTTGCTCGGGGTCTCGTAGGTCCTCTGGCGTCAAAGCATTCCCTTGTTCTTACTTCGGCTTATGAAACTGCGGCCTTTCGCCGCAACGTCCACACTCTACTTCGATGCCTGTCCCGCCTCCGAGCACACCCTTGAACAGGATGCGGTCGCAGTTGGGGCAGCGATGAATCTTCTCCCGTCCGATTGGGAGTCGATTCGCATGGCGATCATACTCGCCATTCCGTACCCGTCTGCGTTCGCTAGGCATCAGCTTCCTCATCAAATGCACTGTCAAGATCTTCGTCACTGTCAGTCTCGCCGCTCTTCTGGACGGACTTTTTCTGCCTGGTCGTGGCAGCGTTGAGCTTGTCCTTCTTGGCTTTCGCCTCGCGCTGATCCTTGGCAACACGTTCAGCTTCGGCCTTCTTCTCATCTGCGGCGGCCTTGGCTTCGTCCGTCTTGGTCTCAACACCGGTCTCAGACTTGAACCGGTTCAGAATCTGCGCAATGTCAGCCGCATCGGTCACGGCGTCCATGTACTCCTGATACCGCTCGGACTGCTTGTTGCCCCACTCCTGGAAGTCGTCCGACGCGATAATGTCAGCCGCATCTGGGTGGCCGTGCTTCTCATCGCCGAGAGTCTCGTACAGAGCCTGCTCTGCAGCAGCCTGAGCCTGAGATGTGATCATCTCGCGCACCGGGGTGATCTCGCCCGTCATCTTGTCGAACATGTGGCCCATCATGGCCTTCATCGCGTTGCTGATCTCGGGGAACATCTCGACGAACTCACCCATGGTCTTGGGCATCGGGGCCTCTTCGGTCCCGCCGTCACCGATCTCCATGTCCTTGAGAGAATCGAGGGCACCGTCCAGAAACTCTGAACGAGCCGTGTCCTTAGCTTCGGTTGCGGCCTTCTCGGCAGCAGCCTTCTGCTTTTCGGTGGGCTCGGTCGGCTTCTTGGCTGCGGCAGCTTCACGTTCCCGGGCAGCCTTGTCCTCTTCGGACTCTGCGGCCTTGGCAGCCTCTGCAGCTTTCGCCTCTTCGTCGGCAGCAGCCTTCTCGACAGCGGCTTTCTCTTCGGCTTCCTTCTCTTCGGGAGTCTGCTCTTCAGCGGCAGCAGCTTCTGCTTCATCAGCAGCCTTTTCCTCAGGGGTCTGCTCTTCGGCTGCGGCAGCCTCAGCGGCAGCTTCTGCGGCCGTGGTGTCGCCGTCGTCCTCGTCAAATGCAGCGTCAAGCTCGTTCGCCTCTTCGGGCGTTTCGAGTCCGCTATCGACTACTTGCTCATTGGCTTCTGTGTCGTCTGGCATCGTGTTTCTCCGTTACGTGTTCTCTTGACTGGTAGCAGGAGTAGGATTTGAACCTACGACCTCCAGGCTATGAACCTAGCGAGCTCCCGGACTGCTCCATCCTGCACCTAAAAACTAGTCGTCACCAAGATTCGCCCAGATGATGGTGACCGTCGCGTCCACCGTATTCGTGGTGTCCGCATCGATATCGCCGCCATCCAAAAGGATATTGCAATAGACGTCCTTCGCAGTGGCGGTCCCGTCAAAGTAGGATTCGGCCACGGTATCCAGGGCGCTGACTGCATCGGTTACGTTCGTGACCGGATCGATAGACACTTTCGCGTCCGTCAGGTCAATCTCGGTAGTCGACAGGTCAGAGCCCGTACCGACGGTCGTGCCAAAGGAGAAGTCGCCCCCATGGTCGTTGTCGATAACTGAGTTCGTGGCAAACGTGAAGTCCTCCACCTGGAACCCGAGGATATAGATCTGCCCCTCTGGGAAGTCGTATATCTTCGTGCCTCCGCAGCTATTGGTGGAACCGGTCAGGTCTGTCACGACAATCGGCGTGTCGTCCAGCACGATGATGGTCTTCTGAATGTATGCCAGGCTTTCGGTGGCGGTTTCCGTTGACCCCGTAGCAGAGCCTACGCCATCCACGGCGCCGTCCATCGCGTTGAGCTCGGTAACGGTGGCGGTGATGCCGTCCATCGCATTCAACTCAGCCGCCGTTGCAGTGATCTCGACTCCGGCCATCTTGAGCTTGCCGCCCTCAATGTCGATCACGCCGCCAGTGTCAACCTTCACAACGTCGTTGATGACTTTCGGCAGGGCTTCGGCAGGAGTCGCGAGGATTCCTACAAAGGCGATGAGTGCGATGATGGCCCAGATAGATGTCAGTGTGCGTTTCATGATGTGGTCCTCCAGTTGTCGGGTCAGTTATTGGGTCGTTCAGTTTCCGGGTCAGTTAACGGTTAAGCAGTGATGGCGTTACTTCCGCCCTGCTGGACGATCGATCCGCCTTCGATGAACACCAGGCCAAAGCCATTGGTGACGAGAATGCCGCGGTTGGCTACTCGGGCAGCCCGAAGCTCGGCGCCGGTTTCATTGCGAGAGATAAGCACGAACGGATCTTCCCCCACCGGCGTCACCTTGCTGAGATCCTTGTTGATCTCGGCAGCTTCGGCAGCATCCTTGGCGTCCTGCTTTTCTTTGGCAGCGGCTTCGGCAGCATCAGCTTCAGCGGCTACTTCTTCCGGAGTCTGCTCGGCAGCTTCGGCAGCATCCTTGGCGTCCTGCTTTTCTTTGGCAGCGGCTTCGGCAGCATCAGCTTCAGCGGCTACTTCTTCCGGAGTCTGCTCGGCACCTTTGGGAACTTCGACGGTCTCTTCGGGCTTCTGGTCTTCGGCTGGTTTCTTTGCGGACATGGGAGGTCTCCTCTACTTTTCGCGCCTGGCGCGTTGCGTTATTGCTTCGGATGCTTCGTCAGGAGCCCCTATCACGGCATTCAGGGCCGCGACTGCTCCTGCCTTATACACCCAGTCTTCTGTCAAATCTTCGGGGCAGCGTCTCGGGGATGACTCGTTCTCTTTCCGGAGTCGGTCCCGCAGCTCAGTGGCGGTTTCGAGGACGACTTTGGTTGAGGCATAGCTCATGGATTGCGCAACGGCAGACTGCTCATGGTCTTCTCGCTTGGCGATCCCTAGTCTGTATCCCACGGTCTGATCCTCCGTTGAGTGAATCGGGGCAATAAAAAAAGCCAACACGTACGTTGCAACGTGTTGGCCTTCTTAAACTGCAAATACAGCCCCGGGTCATGACTCCCGATACTGCCCGTCTCACTTCATACTCAAAACCTACTTCATGCTATGAACTCTGTGCAACTCTTTTTTTAGGATTTTCCCCAAGGGGTTGTGGTCTCCCCTCGGAGAATCCTCAACAGGTTGTGTCGCCTACTCCTCGAAATCAGGCTTTCCCGTGAACATCGGAGCCAGAATATCAGCATACGATCCGGAGAACATGGCCGGCTTGTGGTCCCACGGCACAACGTGGAACTCCATATCGACCTCTTCATCGAGGACCGCGCTGATATCGTCGTCGAAATCGTTACGCCGCTTGATGGCGTCGGCATACTCGCCCTTGAGATCGTTCAGCAACCCGTCGAAGTCCTCTTTCAGAGCGGGCTGGATCTTGTACGCCGACGTGCCATTGTCGTCTTGGCGCATGACCGGCTGGCCGTGTTCATCGCGCACGCAGTGAGATTCGCATGCGGCGATGCGCTGTTTGTCGTATGCTTCGAGTTCCGGATCCTCGTACTCGGACTGCATCGCCATCTGGCGATCATAGGTGCGCTGGGCTTCGGCTCGGGCGCGATTGTAGTTTTTGCCGGCAGCGTACTGGAATTTGGCGATGCGGTCCTTCGTGGCGCGAATGGCCTCGGCTTCGGTCTCGAACTCCCCGCCTGATTGAACCGTGTTGGACTTGGCGATGACGAGGTCCAGCTCGGTGATGTTGGACACTGCGGCTTTGCCCAGGGCGTCCTGCAGTTCGGTAAGGTCTTTGCGGGTGATGGTTACGGTGGTGCTCATTGGCTTTCCTTTTTGGGTTTGGCCTTCGCTGCGGCCGCTTGCTGTTGTTTCGCCCGGGCGTCATTTACGACCTTGGCTCGTTCGATTTTGAGTTTCTCTTCGTCCAGTGCCATGTCGTGAGCGTTCTTCTCGATGTCGCTCGCGTTCTTCTGGTTCTCGATCTGCTGGCCTTCAATGGCGAGAGCCTGCGCCTGCTGGGCGGCCTGAACCTCAGGACTGTTCGCCTGCGCTTCAGCTTCTGCCTGCTTCTGCTCGTCGGACTTGAGGAGTTGATCTGGCTCGATATCCATGGCCTTGGCGATCTCCTCAATCATCCAACGGAGGTTGACCTCTGCCAGGATATCCGGGCGATCGATGATGAGGCCGAAGAGTTGCAGTAGCTTCTGGAGTCGAATGTACTGGTTCTCGAAGCTGCTGAACCCGAGAGCCTTGACGCGGAACACGCCCTTCTCAACTGGCAGGTCCGGATCCATCATGTTGTAGCGGTAGAAGTCGGTGATGATCGTCTCGATGAACTTGTCCATCCGCTTGATGATCTCGGCCATGTACTTGCCGGAACGTTCGAGACGCTGCTGGAGCTCAAATGCTGTCTGAGGGTTGACCGACTGCTGGCCCTGCTCTGCCCGCGGGATCGAACTCGACATGTCGGCGAACTCAAGGAACAGGGTGATCAGTTCGGACAGGGGCCCGATCATGCTGTCGATCTTCAGTTGCTCAACGGCCTCGCGCACTCCGCGCTGGCTTTCCTCGTCGATCGTGAGTGTGACGATGGCCTTGTCGCCGCCGACTTCCTTCTCGAAATTCTCGATCATCATGGCGCGTTTCAAGGCAATGATGAGCTTCGAGGCCATCTTCATGTTGTCCTCAAGCGTGCGGACTGCGCCATTCAACACTTTCATCACACTGTACAGATTGTCGGCAATCGACCGGCCACAGTTGCCGTCCAGCACCTCTTCCCAGTCGCCCATGTAGAACGGACGTTCGCGGGGATCATCGGTGCGGAGGTAGGCGATGACCTCGTCGTTGGCCATCATGGCAAAGATCTCAATCATGTCCCCGTCAGCGATCTCCTCGTCATCCTTGTAGCGGGACTCGGGACGCTGGATATCCTCATGATCCTCCAGCATCGCCTCAAAGGATTCGACCTTCGACCGGGGAACACGTCCCCAGAACTCGATGATGTGGATGTTGCGGGATCGGTTCTTGATGTCACGAAGCTTGGTGGGGAGGGCGCTGGTGTCGTCGGTGATCTGGGTGTCGCCCTGCCGGCGGTTGGAGTTCTTGATGGCTCGGTCAATGAACACGTCGAGATAGAGCGGCTCGCCTTTCTTCTCGCGCAGGTCGAACGGGCTGATGTGATCGATCTGGATTACGGCCTCGCCTTCGGTAAGGTCGTCCTTCTCCATGTCCCAGAACATATTGAACACGCTGATGTTCTCAACGCCCATCGTGGTCTCGTCGCCCTGGACCTCAACGAATACGTTCTCGTCGACCGGCTCGAACCCGTCGTTGATCATCTTGGTGGTGTAACGCTTGGCGAAATACCGACCGTAGGTGGCGCCTGATAGCACGCATTTGCCGAATTCAGTAACGGCATCGCAGTTCTGCAATTGCCGACCGATATATTTCTCGTTTTGCTCGACTATCGGATCGGCGCCACCCTCAGTCGGTTGATTGGGTTCTTCGGGATGGACCAACATGAAGTTGACCTTGGATCCCTTGAAAGCTGTGTCGGAGATGATCGCCTTGGCCGCGGTGACCTTCTGGCGAACGGTGTCGAACATGGTGTCGGACTGCCATTCCTCAGCACGCTCGGACTTCTTCCATGTCCCGTGCTCGTCGAACTCGAGATTGACTTCTGTCGCTGCTCGGTTCCGTTGCCACCGCGTCTCAAGCTCGTTGCGGTTCTCTTTGTAGTTCTTGAAAACCACGCCCCGGATATAGGCTCCGAGGTCGTTTGTCTCTGAGGATGTGGTGGTGGAGTCTGCCATGGGTTAGTCCTCGTCAAAGGCTTCGTCGAGTTGCTTGTCCTGGTCGAAGTCGGCCTTGATGATCTGAAGCTGAACGCTGGACTGCTCCCAATGGTCTTCAGATGTTTCCTTGTCGACCTTTTTGACGACCTTGACCCTGACGACGGCGTTCATTCCGAACTCCTGGCCAGATTTGGCGTCGATCATATCAGGGAACTTCTCGAGGGTCTTGCCCTCAAGCGTTATCGAAAGTTGGTGGGGGTACTGAGCCTGATCCATGGAGATAGGCTTGGGTTCGGAGTCTGTCTTCTTCGGCTTCGGGAGCTTCAGGTCTTTCAACATCGTGGTCCTTTCGATGGGTGCCCCCTGCTGGCAGGAGAGAGCTACCAGCAGGAGGCGGGGGGCTTGGCGCATGGTCTACTTGAACATGACGAACTCCGATTACTTGGGTACTACCCGTAGTCTGAGTTCTCTTATACACGCACTACGGGTGGTGGGTCAAGGGGGATGTGAACAAAAAAGAACCGCCCCGAAGGACGGCTCTTATCGTGATGGTGGACCTGGCGGGGGTCGAACCCGCGTCCGCAAACGGTTCCATCAATCACTCTACGTGCGTAGGTCCGTGAAGTGGACCAATCAAGGGGCGACTGGCGATCCCGGTAAGGATCTCGTGACAGTCGCGACTCCACCATCCAGACTGTTTAACCTATTGACACCGCTGGAACGTGTCGCCGCTATACCCGAGCGGTCTACGAGGATCTCCCTGCGTGGCGTTTAAGGCTTTTGGTACTCCCAAGGATAGCTTCCCTCAGCCCGATCAGCGTATCTACGCTGCGATATCAAGTGCTTCAGCATTTGAATTGTGAATCGGCTTGTTAACGAGGCCAACCGATCAACCCCGGCACGCATGACTGCTTCCACGTCTCCGTCGAAACCAAGTCAGGCCCATAGATTCAAAGATCAGAGGCTCGGGGCGTTGGACTCGAACCAACATCTAAGCCGCGCCAGCCTGCTCTGACCAATTGAGCTAACCCCGAGTTGCACGAGCGCCATGACTGACGTTAGGCGTGAGCCAAATTGCAGGACCCCGTGCGTGAGTCATCATTCAAGCAGATCAGCCGCCGGGTGTCAACTTCGCCCTGACTGCTGCGTCCTTCGCTTCAAGAAGCTTTCGCAGCGCAACAGTGCGTTCGGGCCCAGGCTCAACCGTCTCCACCAAGGCAAACGCCAGATCCCCGAACGGGGCCGACACTTCCTGTAGGTGCGGCGGCAGGTGGCCGTACTCAAACCATTTCAACATTCTGTCCGGTTCCATCGTCTCCTCCTCTTTGGGTTAATCGTACTCTTCGTTTCCTCTTCGCCACCGAAATTGATCCATCCCCGCCACGCAGGCCATCATTGCTTGCCTCGCCGGATAGAAAAGAGCGCGGTTCGTTTGGTAGGCTCGCTGCTGCGTGATGAAACCACCGTCCTTGTTGACTCGAAGTTTCCCCTCCATCGCCATCATCGATACCAGGTGCGATACGTCTGCTTCCTCATCCCAGATTGTTTCTGGCAGCACCGGCTTCGGCTTCACCATCGCGCTGCGCCTGATGTCCCGCATGTACCGCCCGTAGGTGGCCGAGGAGTCGCGCCAGTAGAACTTGCTGCAGAAGTATTGCGACCAGCACTTATTCAGCCATGGCGCCAGCCCGCGGTACTTGATCTTCCCCGTCGAGTCGATGATGTGGTCGATGCAGGTGAAGGGAGTCTCCTCGAACATCGTGGCCACACCGGTCCGCAGGTTGACACCCAGGATGAGAGCGTAGCCCTCGATGCGCTCCTGGTTGCCTTCGATGATGAGTGTGGGCCAGCAGAGCCCCCCACGCATGAGGTACTCGGCCGAGTTCTGGTCCTTGAAGTGGAGCGTGGTCGTGTCGCGCTTCTGGTGGTACGTGCTTGCTTCAGGTTTCTCGATGGGCATCAGTCGCCTCCGCATGTAGGTCCATCTTGATCATATCCAGCACGCCGATGGTCTCTGCGTAGCTGAGGTCTGCCTCCTGCCGCCAGTAGTTGATGCGGGCGGTGAGATCCTCGAATAGCACTTGGACGCTTGGGGTGTCTGGCATCACCATCTCCTCGTTCGCATCCACTTGTCATAGGCCATCGGTGGCGTTGGGCTGTCGGACTCATCGTCGAAGGCAGCATCTAAGGACTCATTCACTGCCATCATGATCTCGCGCTCTTTGCGGGGGTGGCATACGAGAGACTTCTTGTGCCCGTTCCAATACCCGCCGCTCTCGAATATCCCAACGTCGTCCCGGGGTACCTCATAGCGGTGTCCAGGTATTTTGAGCCACTTCTTCCGGTGACGCTTGCGCCGGCACGATGTCCACCCATGAGGCACGGTCATGTGATGCACCCATGCGTATGATGCGTACACCAGCGTTCCGTCAGGCAGGCTCCCTGGGAAGCACATGCTCATCTTCTGGGTGAGTTCCGCTCGCTCCTCGGCGGTGGGCCGACTGTTGCCACAGGCCAGCGCGAGCTGCTCCCCGATGTCGTACTCTACCGACCCATCTCCTCTCACGTATGCCATTGTTCTCTCCTAGTTGGGGCTCACGGCCATAGCCTTGGTCTGGGTGTCGAGCGTGACGCGAAGCTGGCGGTTAGTCTCCTCAGCGTCGTGCATCAGCAGCAAGATGTTGGATAGGGTGTCGGTGCGCGTCGGCTCTGGGAGCGCGAGCACCTTGCCGGCGGTTTCGGTTGCTTCCGTCTTGGTCATCGCGGGCACTCCCTCCAGTACCTGCCTGGATCTGTGTGCATGAGATTTATCTCTTCCATTGTCGCGTCAAGTGACGGGCACTCCTCCTCGAACGCCCCGTCGAGATCCTTGTCGCCCAGAGCGAGGCACTCCTGAAGCTGCTCCCAGGTTGTGACGTCCCACGGTGGAATGTTCTTGCCGTCGGTGGTCTGAACTCTCATGCCGTTGATGGCAATACATGGGTCATGAACGGAACCCTCGGTGTAAAGTTCGACGTCCCAAGTATGAAACGGAACATCCACCAACCAATGACGAGGCAACCACTCTGGATGGTTCTCAAAGTCACAAGACGTCTCATCTGCCTCAACCACGCCAGAACACACCCAACAGCGCTTGACTCGCTCCTCGGGTGCGTCGAACTCCTGCGGGGGGATGGCGCACTCATCGGGAAGCGGAATCGGCTCGTCGGACCACTGATCGCTCGGGGTGTGCCCATAGACATAGATGGATGACCGGCGGTGTACGTGCGCGAAGTGCGCCTTGATGATCTTGTCGCCGACGTCCTCAGCCGGGTGGAACTCGACAACCATCGGTGTGCCGTCGGTGCCGTTTCTAAACCAATACAACCCGCTCTCGATTGGAACCTTGTCAGTCCATTTCATATTCTCTCTCTCCTCGTTGGGATCTACGGGAACGATACGCTCAGGGCGCTCGTCGGTCAAGAGTCTTTACACGCCGTCGTCAAACCAAAGCGTTGTCCCATATGTCCGCCTGCGAGGGTAACGATGCGGTGTCGGCAAGCTCACCTATGTGCTTGTCAACGAGAGACTCCTTTGCCACTGCGAAGTACCGGAAGGATGATGATGGATGCTCGGCCGCATCGTGGCGAGGCTTGTTCTTGTAACATCCCCGCTTCTCGTCCCATTCCTTCCTGTACGAACTTAGCCCATTGATCCCGTCTGAGCACGTTGCCTCGTTGAATGTACAGTGCTTGAATACCCGTCTGACGGCATCAATTCCATCCGCGATGGGGAGCTTCGGCGCTGTCTGGAAATGGATACCGTATTTCGTCGCGGCCGTCTCGATTCTCGACACCCCTGTAGTCCATGATCGCACAGCAATATCGTGCGGCGCCCAGTACTCGTCATACTCATAGCCCTTTTCTTTCATGTAGTCGAAGTAGTGGCCCATGCCCTCGCCTGATGCGATATAGCAGTCGATGAACCTGAACTCCCCGGGAAGCTCCTGCCACATCCAAAGGGCCGTGTCGTCAGCAACCCCGATATCGAAAACGCTATGGACTGGCACCCCGGGAACGTACGGGTAATCCCCGATGCGCCCATCTTTCCGAGCCTGACTGATTTGCTTCTCGTAGTAGGCACCTTCGATCACGGTCTGGAAGCACTCGTCGAGGTCTGCGGGAAACTCTTGGAACATGTACGACCCCTGGTTCTCCTTCATGGTGACGTACCATGCCTTCTGCTCAGGGGAGAGCGTTACCCCGAGCCGATCCTCAATCTTTGCGAAGTATTTCTCATCTACGTCCGTGATGACTACGTACTTGGTGTCTCCGGGAGGGAGTCGGCAATCTGGATCTGTTGTCCACCCAGAGAAAATGATTTTGAAGTCTAGCTTCGTGAGTGGTCGCCCAGACTCCTCCTTGGTCTTGGCTTTCATGCAAAGGTCGTAATACGCACCATACGCTCCCTCGCTGGTGGACTCTATAATCACCCTACCGTCCGAGGGTACGGCCGGGAGCGTTCCTGTGATGATCTCCCGGGCCCTCTGTGGGTATGATGCTGCTATCTTGCCCATCTCGCTGCAGTGCAGGAAATTCAGGGTCGCAGAACGGAATGACTGAGCCACCGTGATGCTGCTTCCGTTCCTGAACGACACAAAGCCGCCGGCATCTTGGCGCCTGGTGGTGGGGTTGCCCCTGAGTAGTGACGGGGGCATGCGGTCCAGAACATACAAGATCTTGTCGATGTAGATCCGCTCGGCATCAGCCGCTGTGTGGGCGAGAAAGCCCGCCTTTTTGTCTCGATTGAAGAATGCGTAATCAAGCCCAGCGATGGCGAAGAAGGTCGTGAATCCTTTCTGCCGGCTCTTGGGGACGATGGTCCTCCACCACAGCGACTTGAACGCGGTCTTCTGCGCGTCGTTCATCCGGAACTTGACGCAGTTACCCTTCTTGTCGATACAGTGGTAGAGATTTTGCAGCCTCCAATACACGTCCCCGAGCTGGTCGACAACCTTAATGTTCGACATGGACACCGGCAACGGTCACCCCCAGGTTCCGTCTTTGAAGGCCCAGAAGCAGGTGCATGTCCACGCGACGGCCAAGAGGGCCCAGACGATGGCGGCGATGATGATGAGGATCTTGGAGGGGGTACAGACCTCGTGGTCGTCGGTCGCAACGGACTTGGGGTGGCGACCCTCCTGCCAGTTCGGCTCCTGGTCCATCCCACTGAGGTCGCTGAACTCGTGATGCCGGTACTCCCCACACCTGCACCGCTGCTCTGTCGCGATGCACCACGGGTTCAGGCGGGTGTCTTTCCATATGTGGCGGTGGAGTAGGGTCATACGCCCCCCGCACCGTTCATCATCAGATAGCCACACCCTATGGCCAGAGTAGCAATCAGTGCAGCCAAGAACGGGAGCCAGTCCTTTGTGAACGCGCTGCCTGTCGCCGCCGAGAACCAGATTGACACGAGAACAAAGGCAAGTGGGCTCATGATATTTCCTCCTCCTGAATACCGACCGACAAGCAGATCCCGCTGATCATCTTCAGATAGGCGCTGGCCCGCTCCGACGCAACAAGACGCTCCTCGGTCTCTTTGGCCGTGAGATCATGATCTGGTTTCATCCTCATGGCGTCTATGGTCGACTGCGAATAGCGGCTGACCTTCCTGAGGTAATCGATCAACTTATCCCGGGAAATGCGCAAGTACTCGCGATTCTCGCCTCTCTGGTTGATGTCGTCTGCGTGCATCCGGAGGTGAGACGTCATGGCCTGAGCAAGGTCAGAAAGCAACTGAGGAGAAGCGTCGTCGACTGGGAGCGGCACAACCATTTTCTCTGGCTCGTACTTCACCATCGTAAGCGTAGCACATACGCCACAACCATTGGCACTCGCTGGGCCAAGTGGCTGCCATCCGTCCTCAATCAATCGTACCACATCAACATTGATTGAGAGCGTGTCGTCTCTGATAATTTTGCATGCGATGATCTTTCCGCTCATTGGCGTTTTCCTCTCTCTGTTATCCTGTTTGAGGCGACCGCTGGTCTTCGGGCACGCGAGTCACGTCGTCAACGAACTGGGCGAAGATGTCCAGTTCCCGGTCCTTGTCGTCGTCGGACTTGTTGAATCCCATGATCTCTGCAAGACACTTGACGGCAGCGATCTTCGACTCAAGCTCGATCTCGTCGAACTGTCGCTTAATGATGACGTTGCCGGCCTCGTCCCACTGGATGCGAGTCTTCATCTTCTTGAGTGCCGCCTGGTTGAGGGTCTCAGGTCCGACGTCATACATAGAAACTCCATCGTCACCCATGGTCAGGAAGTCCGAGTGACGTGCTCTGATCATGTCGGTGAGTATTTGGCAGCACTCCTCCTTGGAGGCCACGCCTTTATCGGCCAGCTTCTCTGCCTGAACCTCTCGCAAATGATCAATTCTGGCCCGAAACTCAGCTTTTTTCAGCAGTCTTGATGCGTTAGATTCGGCAGCGTGCCCCCGCGCTTTGTAACCTGCATTGATGTAACACTCTGCTGCAACGGGAGTTGAGACAGAAAATCCTCCTTTGGCGTTAGCGGTCAGCACTTCTCCATTGATGAGGTTCTGCGCAAACGCCTCCCGGAGTCTGTTCTTCAGGGGTTTTGACGGGTCTTGGGGCGGCTTCGGATTTTTCGTGCGCGGCCGGCACTTGGGCTTTGCTCGACCCTTCTTCGCTGGGCCTCGGCGCTTTTTGGCTGACATGGTATGCTCCTTTGCTCATTGGCTGGTGGTTTCTACCTGTGGTTTGAAGCGTACACCCCTAGATGTGGTGGTTGCAAGGGGAATCCTAGAGGTTTCTGGACCTCAGATATCTATTCAGCCGCGACCAGTAGAAGTCTGGCTGCTTTGTATCAAGCCACACGAAAGCCGACATTAAGGCATCCGAGATATTCTCATACCGCATGGTGTCGTCGTTCTCGATAGGAAGCTTCTGGCGCTTGCGCTCATCCAGTGCCTGCCTGTGGTAGGGACTCGGCAGTTTGGCTAGTGCCTCAGGAATGGTCATCCCCAAGGGCTCATATTCCATCCTGCACTTCATGCGTCCGCACTCGCAGATTGCCGTGGCGTTGTCGTCCTCGTCAGAGTCTGGGTGCGTTCTTCCACATACGTCGCATAGTAGCATTCTTTCCTCAGTCATGTTCTTTTCCCCCTGTTGTGCCCGTATGGGCGCCAGTAGTCGTAGTCTCGTGCCCTGTCCAGCATACGCCATATGTCCCGAGCGTCCGTCGTGTAAGCGTAGAATCCGATCTCCTTGAGGTGAGCCACCACCTCCTTCACGATGTCCGGAATGGCCTGCCTGACCCCCACTCGGATAAAGCGTGGCGCCGGGATGTCGTTCAGGATCGCGAAGTCCCTGAGGATTTTCATGCGGTCGGCGCTGAATCCTGGCCGGCGAGTCGCCTTCCACTTGGTGATCCGGAGGCCGCGGTACCGTGGCTCTTTCACCCCTCCCCCTTTCCCTGCTCTGCTCCTTTGGCGGCGAGCGCCTTGCGCAACAACACATCGGCTGCATCGCTTTCAACCAGCGGTGAGTCATCGCAGTCATAACCCACCGACAGGTGAATTAGTGCGTCCTTCAGCGCCTCCCTCAGCCGCTCCACATTCCCCCGCTGCATGTGCAGCTTTTCTTTTAACCGCTCGCAGTCCCCAGCCAGCACCTCGCGCTCCTCCCTTGCTGCGTCGCGCTCTGCGATGAGATCAAGGTTTGCTGTGTGTTCGCTTTTGTGAAACTCAACCAGCCCGTTAAGCTTTTCGATCTCCTTCTTGTGGGTTACGCACTTCAGACATTCACCCATACGCCTTAGCGTGTTAACGGCAGATTCAAGCTCCGCAATACGGCCCTTGTAATGGCGCGACTCGTTGGCTCTTTCCTGCTCCATGCCCCTGAGTTGCGCCTCAAGCTCCAGATTTCTGCCCGTTGTTTCGCCGCAATTCAGTTCGGCTTCTAGTAGCTGGGCTTCGAGCTCCCTGATGCGCAACCTCAGCACGTCTGCCTCCGCGCTGGGATCGCCCGATAGTTCCGCTGCTGCCTGCGCTGCGTCGAACTCTGCCAATGCTTGCGGGTCAGTTTGCCAGATGTCGCCACGCTGACATAACGGGCACGCCCTCACCTCAGCCCCCGCCCCGCTTGCTTGTTGCTTGCTCATGATTGCTCCTTAGATGTCCCTGAATTGTTGATTCTTCTGAAAATACCATCAACCGCATTAGCCTTCGCCGCATCTGGGTTAACAAACGGGATTGTGTCGTAAAGCTCTAGCCCGTGCCACGCGAACCATGCAATCATCTGCGAAGTGGGGCAATCTCCTTCCCCCAGATTCATCTCAACTATAGCCCACTGCACGCGATTCATGATGCCCTCACAACCACGCAGCACCGACATCTCATTACCCTCAACATCGACTTTTAACCCGATAGTCCCAGAAAGATGCAGTTCATCTACACGAATCATCTGAACGGGTTGGCCGGACCCCGTTTTGCTCGCTCCCTCGTTCCCGTCCATAATGTGGTCAAAGAGCACTGTACCTCTATTCTCCCCGGCCGCCGCTCGGATAATCCTGCATCCTCTGTTTGCGGGAGCGGATACCCGTCCGGGGTCAATCAGCACGAGATTGGCATCAGGGTTTGACAGCCAAAGCGCGGGCGTCCCCCAGCACACACCGACATCAACGATAGTATCAATTTCACCGTATCCGCCAATTCTTCGGGCCATGTCTGGCAATCGAGAGATATTCCAGCCTCGACTTAAGTGCGCCCATTTTAACATTCGCCACCACCATGGTCGGTCGCCCATCCCGTAACGGGGGTCGCACATCCAGTAGTTTTCCCACCTCGCCCCGCCTGCTTGTTTATCGCTCATGATTGCTCCTCGCTTCCGACCCACTCAAAACAAGCGGGCTGCATACGATCATGTATCCCCGTGTCAACCGCGCAACGATCCCCGCGCTTGCGGTTGTTGCAGTTTCCGCAGCGCCTCGTTATCCGTAAGTCTTGCTCTTTGTCGCTAGTCATTAGTTGCTTACCATTTCTTCTTTATGAGGTCGTTTATTTCGTCGTTGGATTTACCGATAGTGTCGCAAACTCCAGACCAGTAGCCCCATTTCCAAAAACAATACAATCCCACAGGCACCAAGATTCCGGCTACACAAAACCCGATCATCCTCTCCCCCTCTCTTCATCATCCGCGCCAACCGATCGCCTATGCGGACGTATTGCCGCATGGCTCGGTGTTATCATAATCCGCACCGCTTGTACTCAGCAACACAGGTCGGTATCAATTTTGCTGGTTTTAGCTCCATTTCTGTCACTTCCCACTCACTATCATCTCGCTCCATCGAGATCATGCGTCGGATCTGCTGCGATGTCATCGGGTCTGCCTCTGGTGCTCGTGTCACCCTGAACAGTTGACTTGGCATTTTGTTCCTTTCTATTCATCCTTACCATACACCCTCACAACCTCCTCAACCATCGCCCGCGTAAGGCAGTGCCGCCGACAAAGGGCGGCGACAGAACCGCCTGACAGGAACTCGCGAAGCAGCTTGCGCCTGAATCCAATGCGCAGGTGGTTGATATTGGGTTGTGGTTTGGGTGTCATTGTTTGTCGCTTATTATCGTTAATATCGTGGATTAGGGCTTGCTAGTAACGTAGTTGGGCACCACGCGGTACGTGAAACCGAGGATGCCGAAATCTTTGCGGCTTTGCTTTGCGTCAGCTTCGGCGAGCCGCCTTGTGCGAAATCTGTACTCTCCGCACGGATGGCCGCGCAGACGGACCTGTACGGAGAATGGGCCGTGCCCAACAATCGGGTCGAGCGTACCCAAAACCCGCGCTTGCGTTGTCTCTGATTTCATTTGGTCCTTTCCGAGCGGGTTTCGGGCCGCTCACCCGTGGCGTTGGCGGAACGCTTCGCCGCCTGGTATCGCGCCCGCAGGCTGTCCGGCCTGTTGAGGATCGTCCCCGGCACGCGGTCGCCCGTCTTCTCGTCGCGCTGGTTGTTCAACCGCACGTACCGGCGCGGTTGCCGCTGCGACTGTTCACCGTACACTGCCCGCCTGATTGCCTTCGCCTTCTTCCCGTTCATGTCTCTGTCTCCTTTCGTTGTGTTCCGATCAAAACCGCCAACAAGAGCATGGAGCGCTACGGCGCTCCGCGCCGAGGCTCATGCTCGGCGTTGGATTCTATCAGCTTTATCGCAGATGTGAGTTGCCCCGCCGTCGCTTGTCTCGTTATTCATCGTTTCCTTTCCGGGGCAACTGCCCCTGATTTCCTGCGTTCGACACACAACGGTTCAGCAGCCATGCCACAAGTATTGCTGTGCCCTGAAACCATGTCCGTTCAATCGCCGTATTCCAATCGCCATCGTTTAGCGCCTGGTGCAAAAAATTTCCCGTCGTCAATCCAGCCCATGCCAACCAATTCAAGAGTCACCTCCAGACTTGCCAAATCCTTCACCCTCCGGTTCTTCCGTGCCGCGCTGGGCGAGCATGGCGTCGGCCATTTCGTACGCCCACTGTGCGCCTTTACCAAAGTTGCCAATCGCGTCCTCGCTCGTGAATGGTGAAGTTATAATGCCTACCAGCGCCTGCCCCGCGAACCAGTCACGCAGGGTCATGCCGCACTGCGTTGGCGCAATCTGTCCGCTCTTGTCTGTTGGCGTTACGGGGAACGCCGCCCCTCCGTCAATCTCCGCGCTCTTCATGTCCTCGCCTCCTCCTCGATTGGAATAATTCCACAGCTACGCCCGCAACAGGACATCATTAGATTGGTTTTGTGTTTGTTGGGCCAATGCCCATCTATGTGAAGCTCGGTTGCCACAAACTGAGTTTCTCCGATGTACGCATTAACAAGGTTAGCGAATACCTCAAACTCAACAACGGTGCCGAACGACTCAAGCCTGTACCGTCTTGTGAATCCGTGTTCGTCCGGTGGGGCTGCGTTGGCTCCTGCCTTGATAAGTGTCTCTACGTATACGTTATACGCGTTTGGTTCGCTCATGTCCTCGCCTCCTCAATTGTCGATGTCTTCAAGCCCTTTGCAGATGCCGTCCCTTAAATTCCCAAGTCTCGGCACGTCCGATTCCTGCTTGCTGCGCTTCGATCCGTCGCCCCCAGTCACAACATCGAGAGCAGACTCGGCCACATCAATCGGGCATGTTGCTATCTTGATCGCCCTGCTTAACAGCTTTCCAATCATCTTCCCGCCTCCTCGTCGCTTGATGCCTCCATGTCCTTGAATACAGACTTCGCCGCCGGCCAGAAGATCACCCCCACCATCCAGGAGAGCCCGATGCTCACGCTGATCCAGAGTTCTCCCTTGATGAGGTGTGCCACCACCCCGGTGACCACTGCTGCCATGACGGCGAAGAATACCAGCCCCAAGTCTTCCTTCGATTCATTGCTCATGATGCTTTCTTTCCCCCGCAGAGGGCTGCGAGTATTTCTTTGCGTTTCGTGATGCTCATCCTAACGAGCTCGCGCTCGGTGTAGTCGTCCGTCGCATCGAGAATCTTCGCTATCTGCATCTCGTAGGCTTTCATCAGAAGGGATATTCTCCATCGTCGTCCTGGCTCATGTCCTCGGGTTCTGCCGGAGGGCGTTGGTCGAAAGAGTCTCGATCTTCACCGCGGGAAATCTTGATCGCCGCCACGTTCACGAAATGTCGCCCGTTATACTCGTTCCCCCTTAGGGCAAACTGGATGCGAACCTCGTCGCCTGGGCTGTAGCGGTCCAGAATTGCGCACCGATCCTTCACCACCTCCATCTTGATATCCTGGGGATACCGGCCGTCGGGCACGGTCAGCACGAACTCACGCTTCGTGAATCCGCTGTCGAATGTCTGTATCTCGCCGATCTGCTTAATCGTTCCGTCTATCGGGTATAGCTGTCCCATCGTCTACCACCTGTCCTTTGGTTCTACCCATGGGATTCCGAGCAACTCAAACAGCTCGGACTCTTCTCGCACGGGTACTGTTTCGTCGTCGTGCCTAATCAACATTCCATTGAAACTATGATAGCCAAGCTGAACCCAGCGGGCAGCAAGGCGTTTCTGGCTGAACTCTGCAGACCCTGTGCGGATCGCGAAAATGAGCCCCCAGTTATCCGGAGTCGCCATGAACAGGTCCAGATGCATACCGTTTCCGAGAATGCGCTGAGTGTACTTGCCTGTCGGTTTCCCTTTCACGGACTCAAGCTTATTGACCCATGCCACGAACCCTGGGTGCCGCTCAGTCTCGTCCCCGAACAACCCGGTCGAAATGGTTTTCGGGATGCAAACGATCTCAATGTCCCCGACCTGGTCCTTCTCGCGACGAACACTGCCGGCAATCTCAATTCGCTCGCAGTAGGGCTTGAGGTTGATGACGACACACTCAGCCCACTGTAACGCCTCGGCGTACGGATATTTGGCTCCTTCGCTCATGACTTTTCCCTATCTCGTGAACCCGTGTTCCTTCTCTGCCCAGTCTTCGACGGCATGGATGACCGTGTGATGGGCCCCGCAGATCGCGTTCATCTTGTCGAGGTCCGTCTCAGCCGCGAGGAAAACCTCCTTGGCTGCGGTGAGGTGCTTTGACTCGGATGCCAGCTTCTTCTTGACGTCACGGCCAGTAGACTCGTTGATCTCGTACTCATCCTCCCAGCACTTCTGATGGAACCATGTCCCGCCGTCTTTGAGGGATCGTTCCTTAAATCCGCTCTTGCGCTCCTGGTCGACGTAGGCGATGTAGTTGTCGATTGCCGCAATGACCTGATCGGCCTCAGGCTTCTCCTTCATGAACGAGCGGCGAGCTCGGTCCTTCCCCGTCTTCTTCGGGTACGCCTTCCAGCACCGCTCAAACGCCTCTTCTCTTCCCTCTCTGGACTCTCCCTTCTTATCTCCATCTAGAGAGACTCTAGAAGCAGAAGCAGAGAGTTGCTTGGGTGTTTGCTTGCGATTTGCTTGCGATTTGCTTCCTCCAACACGACCAGCCTCCGCCCGTTTAACGCTGGTATCATGGGCTTTCTTTATCCTTCGGCACACTATTGTTATGCTTCCGTTTTGCTTGGCTATTTGCCCTGTACCCGTGCTTGCAAGTTCCTCAATTGCGGCTTCCATTTCACACACCTCGCAACGGCATACCTTGGCCAACATCTTTACGGTCCCGGTAAGCTCGCCAGAGTCACTCAGTCTAGTAGCCGCCAACACATCCATCCATATCCCCCTGGTAGCGGCAGAGCACATCGTCAGACATGGATCAGAGAGCCAGTCTGCATCAAACCATTTTACCCATGGCATCTTAGGCATTAGAACAACCCCATTGTGCAGCCCTCAGGCTCGTCTTCCATCTGCATCCACCATAGCCACAAATCCTGCCAGCAGGTGAACTCGCGTAGATCATACCACCGTCTGTAGGTCCAGAAGCCTTTCTGTAGTTCCTGAACGGTCTTGTACTGCCCGTGAGGATCATCACTTGGAACGGTGACAAAACGCGACTCTTTACGCTCTGACGGAAGCGGACAGAACGGATACTTGCCTTCGGTGCTTACCCATCTAGGCTTCAGGGTCGGCACCCCGTGCCACTTTTCCCAAAACATTGCGAAGTGCTTTTGCCACGCATCGCGGTATTTAGGCCAGCGTTCAAACTCTTTCTGCCGTCCACATGTTCCGGCCATAGGGCACCCAATGCACCCCATGCGGGTGAACATCTTTTTGCCCTCGGCGTCAACTTCGTCATAGACCGAGCAATAGGGGATGTTCTCTTGATGGATGAGCGCCCAGACATTCGCGTCCGTGAAGTATAATCCAGGGTTCAACACCCACGACCTATCTTGCTTTCTCGGGGTCCATAGTCGCCAATTCTGTTTTCGGTTGTTAGATTCCGGGGCGCGAACACCAAATACCTTGATCTGCCCCTTGCAGCCGTTTTCTTTGTAGAGTTCGCAACACCATCGCGCCAACCGCGTGGGTGGACCTTGCCCCTCTTTTTCAACCATCTGCCTCAATAAAGGCCGTTCGGGTTTGTGGATGATGGTGTTTGGATAATGCTCGCGCATGTGGTGTATGAGTTCAGGCGCATCTAGCGTTGTCAGGTTGTGATAGCTTTTGAAGTCAACCCCGGCGCGTTCTGCCAGCCACTCAATAAATGCTGAATCTTTGCCTCCCGATTGGCATACGTGATACCACGGCTCGAACATGTCCCAAGTCTTTGCGGCCCGCTCGTAGTGCTTGTAGAGCGCAACGGCCTTGTCGACCTTCACCTCAAGCGGCTGGTTGATGGCGGTTTGGTATGCCTCTTCTTCGGTCATGCATTACCTCCAAAAAGCCGAGCCCGACAACGCAGTGGAAACAAGGTGCAGAACAGTCGGTGTTGCGCCGCGCGAGTTCTTCCCCAGTGGCTCCGTTGTCGGGCTCGGTGATTTGGCTGTGTCATGCTTTCCTGCTCTGCTGTTTTCTAGCGAGTTTCCATGCCGCTATCGTTACGATGTGTCTACTCTACCGCCCCGCCCCACGCAGGGCAAGGGCAAAATGCGCTATTTTTCGCGCCCCACCTTGCGCCCGCTCCCCACCTTGCGCCCGCTCCCCGCGCACCAGACGCGCCCGATTCGACGCGCCCGATTCGACGCGCCCGGTGTTTGATTATCCTGCCGTCCTTTGTCACGCTGTGCGCTGTGCGGCAGGTGGGGCAGTGGGCGTATTGCGCACTACAGCCCAAGTGATTGCTGGTCGTCTTCACGTTTCGCGTCCTTCAGGTTGCGCGCTGCCTGGTGGTAGTACGATGGTTTCAATTCCACGCCGATACCGCGCCGGCCATTAATGACCGCGCCGTATACCTCGGAGCCTACACCCATGAAAGGCGTCAACACGTTATCGCCGGGGTTGCTCCACATCACGCAGGCCCGCTCTATCACGTCAAGCTGCAAGGGGTGTACGTGGCGCTCATCGTCGAGGTCGCGGCTTTCCTTGTATGGCATCACGCGATCAATGCGGATGTCATCCCAGAAGCTGCTGGCGTACTGCCTCCATATCCAATGGCTGTACTTGTTGCCCGTCTGCTTTCCCTTGTGTCCGCGGAAACGCATCAACTCACGCGGTATTTCGCGCTCGCCTGCATAGCTCATCAGACCATGCTTATGGATCACCGGCTCAAGGTTCTCGCCACGCTTGCGAAACATAAGCAAGTAGTCGGCGCTTGCCACGTCGCACATCGTAGAGTCCTCGGTAAACTGCTTGTGAGACAGCCCCTTTGCCATCGTGCGCAGCCGGACAGCCAATGGCTCTTTCCATATTGCCCGCCGCCCGCAGTAGTCAAAGCCGTGATCATAGTGAGCCCTCACCACATCACCGGGGAAGTCTATCAGCCCCGTGCCCGCATTTGCACCGCACCCCATTACGGCGCAATCGCCATGGCCGCGCCCCGGGACATCCATTGTGTGAACGGCCGTCATGCGCCCCGGCTTGGTGAGTCGCGCTATCTCTTTGATAACATAGCTGTAATGCTCAAAGAACTCGGCATAGCTGCGGCAGTTGGAAAGGTCGCGCTCATCGCTGCTGTAATTATACAGCCCGCAGAACGGAGGAGAATAGACGCTCAGGTCTATCGACTCATCCGGGAGCGTGCCCATCACCTCGCAGCAATCGCCGTTGTATATCGCGTATTCGTCTGTGATGATTTGTTCTGCTACAGCCATGATGGTGCCTCTACTTTCTTCGTGTAATTATCCTGTCTCGTTATCTTCAACTCATCCCGCATCAGAGCCACAAGATGCTCAAACATCCGCTCTGCTGCATCCGTCTTTCTCTTCAGGTTTTCCAGTACCCCCCGCTGTCCTTCCGTGCTTACGACGTCGACCGTCACCTCGTTCTTTTGCCCAAACCGCCACGACCGCCGCACGGCCTGGTAGTACTGCTCATAGCTGTGCGACGGGAAAAATGTCTGGTGTGCGCAGTGCTGCCAGTTCAAACCAAACCCGGCTATTGACGGCTTGGTGACGATTACTCGAATGTCACCCGAAGCAAAGCGCCTGAAGATGTCTTCTTTCTTGTCGTCGCTGTCGGACCCCGACACCTGAACCGCGTCTGGTATCATGCCTGCCAGTGTATTGCCTTCGTCGTTCAGGTGGCACCACGATATTGCAGGATCGGTGTGCGCGTTTACAAGGCTTGCCGCCATGTCGCATCGCTCGTTAATCGTGCGCCGCAACTCTTCGCGCTGCTCGTGTAGGTTGGTGGCCGGCAAATCAAAAAGCATGCCCTCGGCTTTTGTCTTGGCCTCAACCACATGCTCCCGGACGCTGAGGTCTGGCAGCTTGAATGCGTCGTCATCATAGCCAAGGTCTGACCGCTTGCGGACAGCCCTTGCCCATGAACATACCCACCGCCAGAAGTCGCGTTCAGCATGCCCCCGGAAGCGGTACACCCCTCCACGGTGCTCGTCGCGGCGCGTGTAGGTCCGCTCAACCTTCT